TTTTTTCTCCGAGGTATACCCGAAAAGGTCCTCGGTGCCATTGGCTAGGTCGTCAGATTTGGCCTGTACGGAATAGCTCACGTGCCTTCCGATTGCTTTCTCCTGGTTCTCATAGGTGCCGCCTTCCTTGATGCTGTCCCAAAGTTCTCTTGGTATACCGAACATGGAGGCCATTCTGTTGAAGCTAGCATCATATGCATCGTCCAATTTCAGCTTGGCCATGTCGCTCACGAAGCGCTGTATCGCTATGATGGAAGACACCGATTTCACCTGCTTGTTATCGTTCATACTGTCCTCGATGCTCTTTTTTTCACCATTGGTCAGGGTCCCGTGCAGTTCGGTTCGCAATGAATCCTTATCACCGCCCACAAGGAACTTCTGTGTAAACTTGAGATTTATCTGTTTTGAATCCAGCGCCATCTCACTGTTGGCAATGATCTTGTATAGTGCGTCGAGCCTAGAGGGGGAGCCGTACCAATTGCCCAGACCGTTGGTCAGGTCGGGGAAGGCCTTGATGCTTCCCAGTGGTATCTTTTCTGATGTGTTGTCGGCATGTCTGTACTTGAAAGTTTCCTTCAAGAGGTTGTCCACTGCCTTTTCCGATAGGTATGGCCTATCAAGTTTCTGTAATAGCTTGTGGTCCCATTCCATGTTGGCATTGTTGAGCCAATACATGCGTGTTTTATCGGTGACCACCTTAGAACTGGGGTAAGCGTATGCACATCCCAGCATGTTCCAGAACCTGAAATCCCAAAGAAACTGTCTTCCGTTCTGGAATGGGTTGGGCCTGTTGAATAGTTTGATGATTGGATCGTCGGGAAGTTCCTCTCCGTCACGTTTTACGGAAATCTGTCCACGGCTGAATAGGTCGCACTCGAAAGATATGATCTTTAGCAGTGCAGGACTGGAGAGCACTACTGCAAGTTTCTCCTTGTCGGTCTTAAATTTCTTGAATGAGTCGGTGCCAGTTAATAGGCGGTAGAAGTATGAGCCGTCGCCTTGTTTCTCGGCCACGACGCTGGAAAGTCGGTTTTCGAACCAGTTGTTGAATAGACTAATCTGTCATTGTGCAGGCTTTCCCTAGGTGTTGAATGTCACAAATGTATGAAATTATTTCATTTGTGCGGTGTTTTTTTACGAAGTTACGTCACATTCGGTCTTATTTATCAAACGAGTATCAACAAATAAAGTGTGAAGAACTCCCCAAAGATGTTAACAACTCGGTAATATTCGGTTTCGCTCACGCTGAAATGCAGCGTATATTTGAAACATAGGGATTGTCCCGAAACGAAGAAAACCGGATGTACTAGATCCGGTCTTCGATATTGTCCAATTTAAACTGATATAAAATGGAACACTTGTTTTTAGTGATGTTCGTTTTTTACCTCATTGTGAGGGAATCGAACTGATTTTTTAGTCAAGGCCCGTCTGAAAAGATGGGCTTTTTGTTTTTGTTACTACGCAAATATATGTCAAATGTATGTAAAATATACCCTAAATCATAATCAAAAAACCACCAAAAGTGTAAAGTGTATGTTTTTGTTCATAACTAGTCTACTCGACTAATTCCTTCGGTATTGCTCTTTTTGGTTCACCATCCACAAACTCGACGTACTGCAAACACTTGTTGCATTTCTTCTTTCCGTTATCTGGTGGGTCAGGGACAATTCGTTCACAGTCTGGGCATCGCTTTACTTCGAACGGTTGGGGGTTACAAAATTTGGTCATTTACATTGCATTTTAAATAGTTGGAACAATATCCCGATAGCCTCAAGGTCATCAAGAGCAAACGTTCTCTTGTACTTTATCACCAATTCGGCCACATGTTTGATCTCGGCTCCATTCCTGCACTCCAAAAGGATGATATATATCTCGCCTATCGTGTACATATTTCAGTTAACTGCCCACAGGCTTGCGTTTGCCATGTGCGCTTTAGGGTTCTTTACCTGTCGATAGCCGATGTGGCGAATCAATCCGTTGTTCTTGGCCTTTACCACGATACCGCCCCACGCTCGTTTTGAAGGTGGTTCCGGTATGATTCCCACAGCTTTCGATCTGACGTTCTCTACCATGAAGGCGCTTCCCTTGTTCTCCCTCAAGAAATTGAGAAGAAAGTTATATGCAATATCTGACCATGGCATCAACCTGCCCTGAACTACCTGAGACGCCTTGTCGTTCGCGTTGTCAATGGCCCTTTCAATTCCCTCAAATTTTAACTGCTGTGCTTCCATAATTAAACTTTTCGTATTACGCCCTCCTGCTGGAGGTATATCGCTGTATATCTTATCCTGTCGATGTGGTGGTTGCTGTAATCAACTGGTGTCTCAAGTTCATCACCCGCCCTGTTCTGGTTCCAGCAGTACGCCTCCTGCTCGTTCTCGATGTTGGTACTGTCCTCGGTATACCTTACCTCGAGGTTCTGCAAAAGGTCGATGCCCTCGAGTATCGATACCTTCGTTGCACCAATCGCGTATTCCCAGCCAGCATTTCTAAGCGATATGATCTTCTGCTTCCTGTTGTTGTCACAGATGACGGGCCTATCCTTTGGGATGGCAAGCCTGTTGAACATCCAATTGACAAAGCCGTCATCATTACTGCCCGATATCTCCTTGATCTGGGTGGCCGTCAAGCGTTTCCTCCATTCGTTCTCACTGTCATAGTTCAGCTCGTGCGTATAAAGCGTCCCGTCAAGGTATTTCTCACATCCGATCGCGAACGGATCAACCTTTCCCCAATCGACTGAATAGTACACTGGCCTGTCTATTTCAAGGAAATCACGGTAGGATATCGGGTTCCAATTGAATATCCTGCCCTCGACACTACCGACCTTGCCCTCGCCATAAATGTTCCACTTGTTGGCCCAGTATTCATTGATCACATTTCCATCGGCATCAAATCCCTTCTTTTGGTAGCGCAATATCTCTGACCTTTCCTCTTTGCTCAGGTACTCGTTGTCCCTGAATGTCAGAACGATGTTGTCACAGTCATCACGTGTCATCACCTCGGTATGGTACCAGAACTTTGCATTCGGGTTAAAGTCGATGATCACCCTTTTTGCCCTCGATGTCAGCTCACGGTAGGTCTCGAAGTTCTTCAGCTTGTTGGCCTCGTTAACGAACATGATATCCGACCTCAATCCCTTTCCGATATCCTCCTTGTCGAGTCCGATGAACTTGATGAAGGTGCCATTCGGGAACACGTAGAGCGTCCCGCCCGTCATTGCCTTTGCATCGTACCTGCCGAGCAGCCTCATGATCTTGATAAAATCCTTGATCACAGTGATACGCATCTTTGAGAGTTCGGCCGAAGCGATGTAGATCTCCTTGTTGCTATGTCTAAGAGCGTGGTTTATTATCAGCAGCAGAATGGCGAATGTCTTTCCCGCACCCTGACCACCCTGAATGCCCCAAATCCGTTTTTTAAGGCTTGATATCTTCCTGAGTGCTGTCGTCTGCCTTATCATGGTTCTCTAATGGATCTATTGAAAGCACCTGAGATATCTGTGGCTGCCTTTGCTTGTTGTCGGTCTCATAAAAACCTACATGCTTGTGTATCATCTCCATAGCCTTTTCCTTGGATACAAAATGGAGCTCCACGACATCGATGGTCTCATAAATCTTTCCGTCTTTGTCCCTCAGGTGGCGCTGCGTATGCTTGAACCGATTTATCAATCTCTTTATTTCCGAGGGTAATTCCTTGATTTCATCAACAGTGAGCGATAGTGTTTCGGTTATGTCAGAGTATGCCCAATTCTTCAATTCTTCGAGCAGGACCTCGTGTGTTGTCCTAAGTGCTATTTTTGATTCTTCGTGCTTCTGGGCTATGTAGTCCTTGACTCGGTCTTTTTCGGTCAGCTCCCTGAAACGCTTGTCTGCTGTCTTGTCCTTGGCTTTTGGATATAATTTCTGATAAGCTCTCAGGCCATTGAAGCCATTGTTGAACCATTCGTCAACCACAAGTTTGTATTTCTGAAATGTTTTGTCCGTCATATCCTGAAAATGACCGGAGCGCATGTTTCCCCGGTCTTTGCCAATAACCATCTTTAAATTTCAATCATGAAATTACCGTCATGCTTCGGATATCTTAGTTGTAGCGGGAACAGGATTCGAACCTGCGGCCTCGAGGTAATGAACCTCGCGAGCTAACCAGCTGCTCTATCCCGCGATTTCAATTGTAAGTAACACAAATGTATTACTTTCTGAGCAAACTTTTTAGGTCTTCGGACAAATTCTGGTAATTCATTGCTGTATCCCTGAGCACTTTCCAACCCGAAACGAGTGCGAGATTGTACTTCTCACAGTCGGTCGAATACCCCTTCATCGTGGTGTGCCTCGATTTTTTGGAGATCACGCCCTCATACTCAATCGCTATCTTCAGACTGGGTATTGCCCAATCGAACCTGAACTTTCTATCTGGATGGAAAACCAGTTCCGTGACGTACTCCGGTATCTCTCCCTCCCTGTGCATGACCCATAGAACCTTTGCGATCGTATTTTTTTCCACCGATACCTTCTCGATTTTAATTCCCTCGAAATCGGGGGAATTAGGTTTCTTGCTTACCTGTTCCAGGTTATTGTTTAATTTCAATTTTTCTATGTCCTTGGCCGT